CACTGTTGAGTTCAGCAGGTAATGTGGTTGGAGCCAATATCAACACTGGTGGAGTGATCAGTGCCACAGGAAATATTATTGGTGGTAATGTAAGTGCTGTTGGCAATGTCACTGGCACATACTTTATTGGTAATGGCAGTCAATTAACTGGAGTACAAGCCACTGGAATTGGTATTTTACCCAGTTTAAGTGTTACTGGAAACATAAACACTGGCAACTTGCGAACAGCAGGAGTGATCAGTGCCACAGGAAATATTATTGGTGGTAATTTGATCACTGCCAGTACCGTAATTGATGGTGGTATTAGCAGTTCGGGCAATGTCACCGGGGCCAATATCAACACAGCAGGTTTGATCACTGCTACAGCCAACATCACAGGTGGCAACTTGGTCACAGCAGGCCTAGCACAAGGACAAACACTAAGTGCAACTGCCAATGTCATTGGCGGTAATGTTAACACTGGTGGATTGATCACTGCCACAGGCAATATCACAGGTGGCAACATTGGTACAGCAGGCGTAATCACAACAGTTAGCAACATCACGGGCGGCAACTTGAATGCTGTGGGTTTGAGTCTGAGCGGTAATGTGATCAGTGCAATCAATTTGACTGCAAACGTAACCACAACGGCCAATGTCAACGCCAATAATATCAACGCTACCGCCTCGATAAATATTGCAGGGGCACGAGTAGCAACCATAGATGACGCGGCAGCATTGGCAATAGCTTTAGGATAACAAATGGCAAATACTTTCACACGAAAAACTTCTCAAAATATAGGGGCAACTGCTACTCAAGTGGGTGCATACACAGTGCCCGCGGCAACAACCACTATTGCAATTGGACTGACCTGTACCAATACCACAGGCAGTGCAATCACAGCCAATGTGTACTTGGCCAATGCCACAGCCAACACTTATATTGTGGCCAACGCACCCATTGGATCAGGCGCTTCATTAATTCCCATTGGTGGAGATCAAAAGATTGTGATGATCACTGGCGACAAGATGTATGTTCAAAGCAGTGCTAGTTCCAGCATTGATGTAATTTTGAGTATAATGGAAATCACCTAATGAGTTATCTTGGTCTTCAACCCAATACGCCACTACTGAATACCAGTACAGAAACATTCAGTGGTGACAGTGTTTCTTATCAATTCAATCTAGGACGCAGTATTGCATCAGCAAGTGATCTAGACGTCATGATTGGTAACACACTGCAGAGACCAGGAACTGATTACACAGCCAACGGCAAAACATTGTTGTTTTATTCACCACCCACAACAGGTACCAACAACATCACTGTTACCTATCGTGCTGGTGCACTGAACAGTTTGAATCTTCAAGCCAACACATTCAATGCAGGTACCGTGGCTGCACCGGGTGTTGTGAGTTTGGCGGCCAACAACACAGGTATCTACTGGGCCAACGCCAGCTCAATGAGTGTGACAGTGAGTGGCATCAATCGAGCCACATTCAATGCCAGTGCAACATCAACCACCAATACCAGTGGTGCATTGACAGTTGCTGGTGGCATTGGTGCAACTGGAAACATTAATATTGGTGGCAAAATCAACATAGCTGATTCTACTCAAAGTTCCAACATAAATTCTGGATCAATTACCACAGCAGGCGGTGCTGGTATTGTTGGCAATTTGAATGTGGGCGGTGATATCACCTGTATAGGAGACTTCACGGTCAATGGAACATTTACCACCACAGGCGCAGATAGTTTGGCAGTGACTGATCCATTTATCTTTTTGGCCAACGCCAATCCAGGCGACTCATTTGATACTGGAGTAGTGGCTCAATACTTTGATGGTGCCAACACACGGTACACAGGATATTTTCGTGATGTGTCTGACGCCAAATACAAGTTGTTTACAAACTTGTTGACAAAACCCACCACAACAGTTGATACTGATGATCCAACTTTCCGATACACTGATTTAATTCTAGCCAATGTCAGTGCCACAGGCAACGTGTCTGGCACGTATTTGTTTGGTAACGGTGCATTTTTAACCAACGTTCCGGCTAGCACTTCGGCCAATGCAATTTCTAATTCTGGCAGTACAGTTATTATTCCAGCCTCGAATGGCAATATTGTTGGTAATGTAAACAGCGTCACTGTTGCCACAATCTGGAGTGGTGGCCTGGCAGTGGTTGGTGCAGTATCAGCCAGCACCACTATAAGTGCCACTGCTAACATCATTGGTGGTAATATTCAAACAGCTGGATTGTTCAGTGCCACTGGTAATGTCACCAGTGCAGGCAATGTGTCTGGTGGTAATATTTTAACCGGTGGCATGACCAGTGCAGTGGGCAATGTTGTTGGCGGTAATGTAAATGCCACAACAGCAGTCAGTGCCGCTGGAAATGTCATTGGTGGAAATGTACGAACTGTTGGGGTGGTGTCAGCAACTGGTGATATTTTTGGAAACACCATCAGCGCAAACACAAATTTAACAGCAGGTGCTGACGCTAATATCACAGCCAATGTGAGATCTGGTAATGTGTTTACAACTGGTATTGTGTCGGCCTCTGGTAATATTCTTGGCAGTTACTTTCTTGGTAACGGTAGTCAGTTGACTGGTATTGATACTGCAGGTGTGTCAAATGGTACCAGCAATGTAAAAGTTGTAAGCTCAGGTGGCAACATTGTGGTCAACGTTGGTGGCATATCAAATGTTGTGGTATGGTCCACTACAGGTCAATATGTTACAGGCCTAGTTAGTGCGTCAGGCAATATAACTGGCGGTAATTTGATCACTGGTGGAACGGTTCAAGGGGCAACTCTCAGTGTCACAGGTGACGTGTCATTGGCAGCGACCACACAAACTATTTCAATAGGCAACAGTCAAACCACAGGAAGCATTGTGGTTGGTGGCCTGACACAGACTGGATCTATTTCCATTGGCACCGGCAATGCAAGTCAAACTGTGTTAATTGCCACTGGTGCAACAGGAACAGGCAACACCAAAAATGTCAGCGTTGGCGAAAATGGTCTTGCTGGATCAACCACAAACATCAACATTGGTCCAGTAACCGCCACCACAGCCGCAGGCATAGCAACATTCAACACTGCCACCAGGGTGGCCATTGCCAACACAGGTGCAAGTGCGCTGAGTGTGGCTGGTAATATCACAGGTGCTAATTTAAATGTAACTGGTATCAGTTTGACTGGCAACGTAGTGTCAGCAATTACCACTGCCAGCAATGTCACAGGTGGTAATTTAAATGCCACTGGCCTGAGCTTGAGCGGAAATGTTCTAAGTACTCTAGTGTCAGCATTCAATATCACAACAACAGCCAACATCACCGGCGGCAACTTGTTGTACGGTTCAGGTGTAGTCAGTGGTGCCGGAAATATCACAGCTGGAACTGCCAATATTTCAGGCGGTAACATACTTGGCACAATGGTTGGAAATGTATCGTTTGGAACAGGCATTATAAGTGGTACAGGTAATATCACTGGTGGCAACATAATTGGTTTGCACGTGGGATCTGTGGCATTTGGTTCAGGCACAGTGTCAGGAACAGGTAACATCACGGGCGGTAATATTTTATTTGGGTCTGGTGTTATAAGTGGTACAGGAAACATCACTAGTGGCAACTTAGCAGTTGGGGGTATTGTCAATACCAACGCCAATGGTGTAGGCAATATTGGCAACAGCACAATTTATTTTGACACAGTATTTGCCAAGGCCACATCAGCACAATACGCTGACTTGGCAGAATGGTATGAAGCAGATGCTGACTATGAACCAGGTACTGTGCTAGTGTTTGGCGGCGACAAAGAAGTTACATTAGCAGTAGGCATTGGTAATGTGCGTGTAGCAGGAGTAGTGTCAACTAATCCAGCACACATAATGAATGCTGGACTTGAAGCCAAACATACCACGCCTGTAGCATTGACAGGTCGTGTGCCTACACTAGTTATTGGTACAGTGAAAAAAGGCGACATGATGGTCACTGGTGGTGGCGGTAGAGCAATGGCCTGTGCAGAGCCTCGAATGGGCGCAGTAATTGGCAAAGCATTACAGGATCACTCAGGTGGACAAGGCGTGATTGAAATTGTTGTTGGAAGAATGTAAGGATAGAAAATGGCATACCTAGGTAATACACCGCAAATTGGTCAATATCGCAAAATGGATAATCTTGTGTTCAACGGTGTGACTCAAACGTTCAACATCAACATCAGTGGTGTGCCATTTAATCCGCCCACATCATATGCCATGATGGTGAGTTTGAATGGCGTAATACAAAACCCTGGCGTGGACTTTTCAATATCAGGCAGCACAATCAGCTTTGCATCTCCCCCAGCGGCATTTACACCTTTCTTTGGATTGTTGTTTGGAGATACACTATATACTGGCACACCTGGTGATGCCACTGTTATCAACAGCAAAATTGCGACAGGCACAATCAATTACGACAGATTTAGTGTTGACACACAGTCAACCTTGACTGCTAATCAAATCATATTTGGAGTTTAAAAAATGGCAAGAAAAAGAATATACGAGTACTCGTTTACACCAGGCACAGCAGGCGTGGGAACTGTCAAGGTTCCCAATCGCGTTAACCTGGAGGATTTCCTGGCCATTTACGACACCACAACCAATACATCAATATACAACTTTGGTGCGCCCAGTCAAGGTGGTACCGCTGCCTGGGTAAATGGGGTCACTGCCACATTCCCCACAGCCTATGCTGGTGTTACCACACTGACCCTAGATGCAGATACTTCTAGTCTAAGCGCCAGCGATGAACTGGCTATCTATGTTGAAGATCGTTATTTGGCCAGTCAACCCTGGGAATTTGGACTGGATGCCATTGGACGCAGTCGTGTGGCCAATCCTGAAAGTTTAATTGATGCTGACTTTGAATATGGTTTGCAAAACACCAAATGGCAAAACGTAAGTACCACAAACAATATTCCCACATTCTATGAAGATATTGGTGCTGACCTAACATACAACACAAATGGTTATGCCACCATGCTGGCCAGCACAAACTTGTTGACCAGTTCTGTTGATACTTCGGTCAATACAGAAAATCAAGCCACTCCTTCGTTTGTCAACAATGACTATGTACTAATCATAAGCCAAACTCAAGGTAATACTACACCATTTGTGTCAAGTTATCTCACAGCAGATGTCAACAGTTCAGCAGAACGTACATTCACAGTGGCCTCAACCACTGGCGTATCTGCACTGGATAACATTATTCTTATTGGGTTACCCACTTCAGGTGGAACTACCACAGCAGTCAGCGCCATTACCAGTACTGCTACCACAACTGTCAACGTGACATCAGCGGCTGCCGCAGGTATTGTGGCCGGTACTTATATTATTGTACAAACAGATACTTCGGGCGTTTATGAAGTCATGGCAGTTACCAGTGTGTCAACAAATGCGCTCACTGTGGTTCGTCAAAGTAATCAAACCAACGGCGCAGGTGCCAACATTGCTACTGGCCGAAATGTGTTTGCAGTCAGCACCATGGAAATTGCACAAGTACAAGAAGTAACAGACGCAACCACGTTGCAACTCAATCGAGGTTGGTACAACATCGCTGCTGCCAATGCATTTCCAACAGGATCAGTATTTCAAAAATTAAGTTCCAATGTAGAAATTGTCAAGAACAGCACAGCCGCTACCGCAGTCAATGGCACACAAACCATTGCTCGTGGTCAGTTCAATACCACAGCACTGACCACAGCTGGAGTTGGATCTCCGTTTGTGAGATTGACTGGTATGTTCTATGGTGGGTCAAATGCAATTCCCACAGTCACAGTCAACGTTACAGACTCACCACTTGCGGCCAACAAGTATACCAGCACACAAAATACTGCGGCCAGCAATGCCGAAGGTGTAGAAATTGTATACTTGGGCGAAACCAACAACTTTGCCTACTATCCTCGACGAGCACTCAACTTGGCTGCAGGTTACCCATTGAATCAAACTGACACAATTGTTCGTCAAGCATTTCCGTATTCAGGTGCTGACTTTGACATAGCCTCAGTCACCAGCGACGGCGCCAACCCCAGTGTTATCACAGTGAATACCACTTATGCACACGGCTTGTTTCCAGGTTGTCCCATCACAGTAGACATGACCTCAGGTACTAATACCAGTTATGCTGAAGGTTCATTTATTGTCACTGCTATTCCAACCACAACTTCATTCCAGTTCACTGCCAAAACTGGTGCAGTGGTAAGTGGTAGTCTGGCCGCCACTATCAATGTGCGAAGCAATGCTGCCTTTTTGCCAAGACCATTTGATGGTGGTGTGCTGATAGGGCCAGGAACTCCCACACGTGGAGCAAGTGCAACACGTACTACAAAAAAATACTTTCGATATCAATCTGGCAAAGGCATATTGTTCAGTACTGGTACTGTGCTGGCACCAACTTTTGACGTGGTCAATATCACAGCCAGTGGAACCACAGTCAATAGTAATATTACTATCACCACAGATGTAGAACATGGACTCAATGCTGGCGCAACAGTGACCTTGAGTGGGGTTACCACATCTGGTTACAATCAAAGTGGCTATATTGTTACATCAATTACCAGTGATGTGAGTTTTGTTGTACAGGCACAAGTCACACTAGGTAGCATAACACCTGTACTAGGACAACAACCTAGACTCAACGTCACTGCCTGGCATGGTTCAAGTATCCGTGCTGGTATGTTTGATGATCAAAATGGTATGTTCTGGGAGAACGACGGCGTTAGTGTGAATGCAGTACTGCGTTCAAGCACATTCCAAACAGCAGGATTTGTCAACGTTTCGGTAGGATCAAACCTTGTGACCGGTGACGGCACATGCCGTTTTCAAGATCAACTCAATGTGGGAGATGTGGTTGTGATCAAAGGTATGACACACAGTGTGGCATCAATTGCCAACAACAACCGCATGACCATTGTGCCCACTTTCCGTGGCACTGCAAATCAAACTCGTGTAAAAATGACTCTGCGCAACGAAATTCGTGTGCGGCAAAGTCAATTCAACATTGACCCACTGGACGGAACAGGTCCGTCAGGATTCACGCTTGATCCAAGCAAAATGCAGATGTTTGCCATAGAATATTCATGGTATGGTGCTGGCACGGTTATTTGGATGCTACGTGGACAGGACGGACAATTTAATTGGGCACATCGCAGACCCAACAACAACTTGAACAACGAAGCATTCATGCGCTCGGGTAATTTGCCAGGCCGCTATGAAGCCATCAACGAAACTCCTATAAATGCGCTGGATGGCGCAATTACCGATATTCAAACTACCATCACACTAAAAGATGCTACAGACTATCCGCCAGCAAGTGTGGCATATCCTGCTTATGTCATGATTGACAGTGAAATAATTAGATATTCAGACAAAGCAGGAAATACATTGACTGGCTGTACACGAGCCGCGACTTTTACACAGTGGGCAGAAGGTCAAAGTCGCAGTTATACCAGTAGTGCAGCCGCAAGTCATGCAGACAATTCTGGTGTTATATTGATTTCTAACACTTGTGTGCCATTGGTCAATCACTGGGGCAGTGCGGTTATCATGGACGGCACATTTGATGGTGACGAAGGATTTTCATTCACATACAATCGCAGCAACTATGGTTTACCATCCACGGCTGGTGCCAGTCAAACTGTGTTCTTGTTACGACTGGCACCAAGTGTGAGCAATGGTATTATTGGTGATTTGGGTGTGCGCGAACTGATAAATCGTGCGCAGTTGATATTGCGAGCTCTCACAGTGAATATCACAGCCGGACGATTCTTGGTGCAAGGTATTTTGAATCCCAACAATATTGATTCAGCCAATACCACATGGGCTGGTTTGAACAATGCAGGTGGCGGCTATCAACCCAGCTTTACACAATTTGCTGTTGCACCACGCTACACTGACGAATCCACTGGCGGCATCCAAGCTGCTCCATTGAACACAACCGGTGGTTTTATACGGGCAGGAACAATGGTGTCGGGTAGCACTGTTAGAACTTATAGTGGTCTATCATTGACCAACGTGTCTAGTTCAGGATCCAGTGCCAACGTCACAGTGCAATTGCAAGCCAACAAAACAACTTATAACTCAACTACAACAGCCATACAGGTTCAAAATCCTGGCACAGGTTATGCTGTGGGCGACACTGTGAAAATTCTTGGCACATCACTGGGTGGAGCAACACCTGCCAATGACTTGAACTTGACAGTGGCTGCTGTGAGTGCAGACATCACAGGTGGTGAGCGGTTGTTTGCTATCCCAATTCAATCTACTGGTACCAACTCATTAGACTTGACCAACATCAAACAAATTGGACAGAGTGCTGTGCCAGGCACAGGTACCTATCCCAATGGACCAGAAGTACTGGCGGTGGTAATTACTGCGTTGGTGGCTTCAAGTTCACCACTGGGAGAAATTCAATTGAGTTTTGAAGAAAGTCAGGCCTAAGAACTCAAAGCAAGATACCGCTCTACAGTGTCTATCTTGCTTTGCACTGCTTCAATGTTCACAGTTGACCATAAACCAGGATGCATGGGTCTAGGCCATTGGCCACGGTCAATCCAGGCATAGCCCATGTGTTCTTCGTTGAGCACAGGCACAAACTCATCGGCCACAACACACACCCAGGTGTTGTATTCAAACTGTGAGTCTGCTGAGGTAAATTTTTCCAGTGGAACCAAGCGTTGATACTCGGGCATTGAACCCAGTTCTTCTATACACTCACGTTCCATGGCACCCAGCAAGGTTTCGCCAGTTTCAACTTTGCCACCTGGCAAGCCCCAAGATCCAGGGTGTCGAGTATCATTGCGCAAGAGATATAGATAACGTCCGGTGGCACTGCTACGAAACCAAACTCCCACAGCTTTCACAGTACCAATCTCCAGGTGCCTCCAACATACACACCTTGATAACTTTTGACCCATGAATTATCAACCCATTTGTATTGAATGCCTGTGGTGATATTTGTAACATACTGAATGACGTTGGCTTCTGTTTGACTGTTAAAAACCACACGCCAGTAGTTGTTTGAGTATTCAATGATGTCGTTGGCCTTGGCCACCAATGGGCGACCGTTGCCGCCGACCCAGGCAGTGGCTGCGAATTCATTGTCAACTGATCCGGTATCTTCAGTCAACAAATAGCGTTGTCCTTGTATGGCCGAGTCTAATCCATCTTGTGGCCCAGCAGTGAGTGGATTGATCACAGCGTCAATCGGATCCAAGGTGTTTTGTGGTGTGGTGTCAACGTCAACATCAAACAGCATGAATCTATCATCGTTGGGATCAATCACCACTGTGCCAATTACTTCGGTGCCATCAGGTTGTTCCAGCCGTATTTGACTCACTCCAGGACGTAGTGTGCCGTATACCCCCACCACAGCAGGCCACAATAGATTTGAGTCAGGTACAATTTCCACAGGTGCAAGCGTATCATTGCTGGGTTCTTCTGCCAAAGATGCCTGTTGCAAACACTGTAGCTTGTTGCCAATCAATACCACGGCCCAGTTGTAAGGTGTGATCACTTGTCTTGTGCCCAACAACAAGTCATTGTTGGTAACAGCGTCATGCAAGTCACCTTGTGCATCATACATGCTGGCAATGATACGTTCTACCACACCCAGTTTCTTGACCTTGGCCGGGCTTGATAACCAAATTGGCATGGTAAAAGTCAGCGTGGCAATGTCAATGGGGTTCTCTGTACCAATGGGCACTGTACGACTTGACCATACAGTTCTATCCAGGTACATCACACTCAAACTGGTCCAATCAATAAAGCTGTCAGTGCTCTGTATTTCCAAACTGGGATTGAACAAGGTTAATATTTGTTCCAGTAACTGCAACTTTTGATTGGTATTGCTGGTCCAAATATCCAAGTTGATGGTGAGCTTGAATGGCACCGGCATCAAGCGCTCGACTGTGAATGCATTGCCTTGTGTGGTCTCATATGTTTCTGTTGAAGGTTCATAGGTGCGTTGGCGCACATTTACCTTGCTCACAAAGTACGGTTCTTGCATGCGATTTTGTTCATAGTCTAGACCAGTGATGTAAAATGTCATCAAGGGAGTTGACGGCAAGCTGTTGCGTGAATTTTCTTGTATGATGGTTTGGGCATTGCGTGTAGCATCGCCATAGCGCACAGGCACACGCAACAGTGTGGCAGCATTTACTCCGTCATTCTCATTGGCATACTCAACTTGAAAGCCCGAAAAGATTCTAGTAAATTGCAGTAAGAATCTGCGTATTTGTTCGTCGTAAAAGAATTGTTGCATTTGGTCGCCTGGTTACTTGAAGCCGCCCTGGTCGCCATTGTCTGCCCTGGGCTTGAGAATTTCGCTCAAACTCTGACGACTTGGAATTTGACCCAAGTCAGTGGTTTGTACGGTGTCAGTGTTATTTACAAAACTACTACGCAGGGTCTTATTAACTGGACCATTGTTGAGGTTGGTGCGAACATTGTCTTCAATACGGACCCAACGTACACCATCATAACGGAACAAGCGATTGGGTTTGTAATCCAGGCGCAAGGCATAGTCGCCTGACATAGGATTTGGTGGGAAGCTGACACCAGGAGTGACTGGTAACCCATTGGGCGCAATACCATCACCAGTGAGATAGCCCACAGTGTAGCCATCTGCTTTGGGAGTAACACTCATGCCGCCCTGTGTGCCATCAACAGTGACAGTCTCGTCAGCTGTCAAACTGGCAGGGTTGGCAGGCTCGCCATCTTGTGTGGGAAGAATATAAAACTTGTCAACTTCGTAACCCGACAACGGAACTTCAGCATCAGCTTGAATAAGAATGGCATCGTTAATTTCGGTATCTTTAGTGCGTGTGCCTTGTATGTCGCTGATGGTGGAGGGAGTGTATGGAGTCCAAAAGTTGGTGTTGGCAATATCTGTACCAGCTGGCACATTTCCATTGGCCTGATAATAGGTATCACCATAGTTGACAATGGTATTACTGGGATAAAAATTACCCGGATCCCAGATATTTTCTTGAACAAATGGTTTGTTAGTGATGGTGTTGAACTCTTGTTGATCCTTCATTGGCGTGCATTTTACCCGCCACAAGTGAGGCAACCAAGTTTGAGAGAAGCCCTCACTTGCAAAGTCTGCGTCCTGTATCACATAATATCTAGGCAAGGCTCTAGGAATCTCTTTGTTCAAGGGATGATAGTCTTTCAAGTTGGGAATTTCTATCACATCGCCATTCATGAGTTTGCGTCCAAATGTGTCAATCATGGTGTTGTAGTGAAAGGTCATGAATACAGTGTCGTTGTTCAAGAACAAACCAAATTGTGTCAAATCAAAGTCCACGTCCTGTGTGTTGTACACGCCGCGCATGACATACACATCAGGGTCATATACTCGGTCACGGTTTTCCAGCAACAGCAAGTCTTGAATGTTCAGCACATCCACTGTGTCGTATGTGGGCTGTGTGGCATCAAAATTACCACTCAAGGCTGAATCATTGCCCCCAGATTCTGGGCCCATGTATTTGTGGATATAGATATCCAATCCGCCCACAGTGTACATTTCACGTATGGTGCGGTCCAGGAATTGATAGTCTCTGGTGCGATTGGGGCGGTATAGGGATAAGCGTGGCATGTTATATTTATAGTACTTTGGGTTTACCTTTTGTCAGGGTTGACCAATAATCCTGTTTCTGCTATAATTACACATAATTTACAGGAGCCCCAATGAACGCAACACGCACCGTATTAAAATCACTCAATCCCAAAAGTGCCGACACCAAGTATGTTGGACTGGAACCCACGTGGCGGGTGCAACCCACTGACAATCGCATCAGTGCCATGAGCTATGCGTTTGGCTGGTACAATTACTTTTATGGCAAGAAAGAGGCCAAAGACATGATTGCGGCATACCTAGATGCACATGAACGTGCGAAAGATGCCAAAAAAATCCGCACACTGCCGGACTCACAAGTGCGACTCACCACTGGCTGGCTGTGCCGCATGCAAATGATGGGCTTGGAATTGAGTGACGCAGAAGAACTCAAACTGCAAACCTTGATCACAGAGTTGTTGACTCTCAAACAACAAGCAGTGGTAGAAGCCGTTGCAGAAGACGAGCCTGTAAAACCCAATATACAAGATCGCCTGCGTGAAAAGGTGTCAGAGTGTGCTGGCGAATTGGACGGCATGTTTGATGAGTTTGTGGCAAACGGTGCCAAGATGAGTGCGGACTACAAACCCATCACAGTGATACGTGGCATGAACGTGGCACCGCAAATGATCTCCAACATTGCCGACACATGGAAACGCAAGCTCTCAGAGTTTGAAACTGTGATTGAAGGCAAAGATGCACAACTGGTAGAAGGCTACAGTCAGTTTACCAAAATTCAAATGCGCAATCTTGTGAAGTTTTGCGAAGCAGTGATCAATGACTGTGGCGCATACGTGCAAATTAAAAAAGTGGAACGCAAGCCACGCAAGGTAAAACCTGTTAGCCCGGAAAAACGTGCCGCAAAATTCAAAGTGCTCATGGACTTTGCCGAGCTCAAGCTCAAGGGCTTGCCAGCCGCAAGTTTAGTGGACAAAGCCGAAGCCTGGTTGTATGACACCAAGAAGCGCAAGTTGATTCACCTTGTGGCTGACAGTCACACACAGGCGTTTACTGTAAAAAGCAACAGCATAATTGGTTTCAGCACTGTGGAAACCATGCAAAAAACTGTGCGCAAGCCAGCAGATGTTGTGAAGGCAGTGCAAGCCGCAGGCAAGCCGGCAGCACGTAAGATCTACAAAGATCTCACCACAACAGAAACCCCGTTCAATGGACGTGGAACTGAGAACTTGATGATATTAAAAGCATGGTAAGTAGTTGTCTACATGACAAAGCCCGTTTTTAAAAAAATTGAATTCTACATCACCAACGTTTGTAATTTAACTTGTGATCACTGCAACCGGTTCAACAATTTTAATTTCAAAGGTTGGCAGAACTGGGCAGACTACAAGGATGATTATCAACGTTGGGGTGAACTGATTGATTTAAAGGCTTGTACCATCATGGGAGGAGAGCCACTGCTGAATCCCAGCATTGTGGACTGGGTTCATGGTATCAATCAAGCATTTGGTATTGGGGTACAAATACTCACAAATGGCACTCGCTTTAACCAAACACCTGGCTTGTATGATGCTCTTGTCAGTTACAACCATGTTGATAAAAACAAAAAACATCATGTAAACAGCATTGCAGTGAGTTTGCACAACTTGGATGACCTTGAAGAATTGAAATCTGCTATCCATGAATTCTTGCCCGGCCCAGTATATCAAGATCGTTGGTGTCCTGATTTGTGGGGCACAGCATATCAATACGGCAATAAAAAACTTTTCATCAACGTGTACTACCAAAATGAATTTGATACCAGCTCAATTTGGGTAGATCAACAGGGTCGACACAACTTACACAATCACAACGATCCCAATCAAGCTCATGATGCTTGTACTTTTGTAGGATACAAGAGTTATCATTTTATTCGAGGCAAACTGTACAAATGTGGACCCTCGGCGCTGATGCCTGAATTTGATCAACAGCATCCTTTTGATTTGAGTGCCGAGGACCGTGAAATATTGTATGGGTACCGCCCACTCACTGTGGATAATTACGCTGAATACCATGAAGAATTCTTGGCAAATTTAGACAACCCCATAGCACAATGCAAGTTTTGCCCCACTGCAAAAACTCGACACAAAATATTTCCCATGCGCAAAGGCAGCAACAAACAATAAATATAGGAACCGGAGTTCCAGATGCCAGAACAGCAACAACAATCACTGCAAACATTGAAGCAAAACTTAATTGACTATGTGCGTCTTCAATTGGGCGGTGATATCATTGACCTAGAACTAGATCCAGCACACTACGAAGCGGCTTATCAAAAAACCATAGGCACTTATCGCCAACGTGCCAACAATGCCTATGAAGAAAGCTACAGTTTCATGCAGTTGGTAACAGATGTCAACATCTACGAACTGCCGCAAGAAGTTGTTAGTGTGCGTCAAATATTCCGCAGAACGTTTGGCGACAGTTCAGGACCTTTTGCATCAAACTTTGATCCGTTTGCACAGGCCTCAATCAACGTGTACTTGATGAACTTCAACGTGGCAGGCGGATTGGCCACATACGATTTCTACAGTCAATACATTGAACTGGCAGGACGCATGTTTGGTGCCTACATGAACTACACATGGAATCCTGTCACAAAGAAACTGCAACTGATCCGTGACCCCAAGGGTTCTGGCGAAACTGTGTTGCTGTGGACCTACAACTTGAAACCCGAATTCAATCTCTTGAGTGATTATCAAATTTCACAATGGATTCGTGACTACATGGTGGCCAACTGCAAAATGATCATTGGTGAAGCACGTGAAAAATTTGGCACCATTGCCGGACCGCAAGGTGGTGGCACTCTAAATGGCGCTGCCATGAAGTCAGAAGCCAAAGTAGAAATGGATGCTTTGATTCTACAACTAACAAACTATGTAGATGGCTCACAGCCGCTGACATTTGTTATTGGATAAATTGCTCGCACTTGCATCTAAAATCCTGTTATAATACAGTATGGATTTGATGATCGACATTGAAGGTTTGGCCACAGGCCCTGAAGCAACAATTTTAACCATTGCGGCACAGGCATTTGACCCGCTGGGCAAGGGTTACTATGAGCAACAATACTATGCTCGAGTTGATCTTGAAAGCCAGGCGAATCGCACCATTGAACAAGGCACCATAAACTGGTGGGCTACCCAAGGAGCCGCCCAGGACGAAGCCTTTGCAGAAGATGGGCGAATTCCGCTAGATCAGGCCTTGGATGAACTACATCGGTTATGCTGGAAGTGCAATCGCATCTGGATGAATGGCCCCACATACGATGCCAACATCCTTGAGCATGCCTACAAAAGCTACAGCAAACCCCTGCCTTGGCAATATTACAAGATACGTGATGCACGAACGGTATATAGTTTGTACCCAGGGTTGCCCCGGCCTGTTACCAGCCATCATGCGCTGGAGGACTGTCGCAGACAAATTGACATGTTGCAAGCAACCTTGACTCATTTAAACATCAAGGAACTGGCATGATTATTGGCGTTTGTGGATTTATTGGATCGGGCAAAGATACAGTTGCAGACTATCTTGTGAATTTACATCATTTTCGTAGAGAAAGTTTTGCCAACACACTGAAAGATGCTGTGAGTGCAGTGTTTGGATGGGACCGAACCATGCTGGAAGGACGTACCAAACAAGCCCGTGAATGGCGCGAACAGCAAGACCCTTGGTGGACCAATCGATTGGGTATAGTAATTACTCCTCGTTGGGTTTTGCAAAACTGGGGCACCGAAGTATGTCGCAACGGATTCCATGATGATATTTGGATTGCCAGTCTAGAAAACAAATTGCGCCACAGCCGAGATGATGTTGTCATAAGTGATTGCAGATTCCCTAATGAAATTGCAGCCATTAAAAAAGCTGGTGGCCGTGTGGTGCGTGTGGTGCGTGGTGCCGAACCAGAATGGTATGATGCAGCCGTGAGCCGCAATCGTGGACCCGATGGCAATATCAACTGGGCCTTGAGTGGGCGACGACTAGAACAACTGGGTATTCATGCTAGTGAAACAGCCTGGGTAGGCACTGGATTTGATGCTGTGCTAGACAACAACGGCACCTTGGACGACCTGTATCAGCAGATCATGCATCTGGTTCAAGATCGCCCACCCGCCAAGTAACTTCCGTCCGGGCTATTTCTTCCACACAGTTACGACAAACAGTTCGTAAGTTCTTTAAAGTAGCATTGTTGAGATCCCCGTCAATGTGATACACCAACAACTGACTGGCAAATCTTGCT